CACCAGCGGTTGTCGTGCCTTCGCTCTGTGCCTTCAGGTTAGCCTTGCACCACTCAGCGGCCTTGCGGTTGCCCATGATAGAGCGGCCCCATTGACCCCAAGCGTAAGCCTTCCAGTTAGCCTCATCGCGAGTACCGGAGAATGGATTCTTACCAACGCCGCCGGACTTCCATGGCTGGTCTACTTGCGCTTCGGTTGCCACAGGGTGACCTTGTCCAAGTGCCTTGATTGTCTCAATGCGCTCTTCGATGCCCTTGGCTTCTGCCATCAGGCTCTTGACCTGTGCAAGGTCACCGTTACCGGAAGCAAGCTCCCGCGCGGTAGCAAGCACAGATTCTTTCTGATTTTGCAATTGTGTGAGATTCATAGTTGTTGTAACAACTCCAGACGAGCCAGTAAGTCCTGGCGCTCGTCATTGTCATGGGCTTTCGCCTCTACTACGATGTCCGGTTGCGTCTCTGGCTGGTCTGCATCCCGCAGTGAATCCCAGACTACAGGGGCAAGGCGCTTTGCGCTTGTCCGGCTAAGACCGACTGCATCCCGCAGTCGACGTTCTACACCCCGCAGGGAAGCGGGTTGTACGCTCTTCATACCGTGCATGGCATATAGCCCCTTAGCACGTCGAGCAAATTCGTCAATGATGGCATCCGCCATGGCTTGATCGGATACGGCTTCGATGGCTCCGCAGAGCGCATCGTAGTAGGCTTCAAGCCCCTCGTGGATAAGGTCACCTTCAGACTCATCAAACACGGAAACGGCGTACTCTTCCGGGGACTGTTCCGGCATTGGAGCCATGACCATTTCTTCTTCTTCCATGCCATACATGTCCATACCCATCATCGGATCCATGCCGTACCCCTTAGCTGGCTTTTTGATTTTGGTTAGCGCGTCTTGTCGATGCACTACCGATACCTTGCTCAGTACCAACTCATCGCCCTGCTGTGCCAGCACTTGAATCTTGTATACCGGGTTGCCAGCACGGCCTATCTGCGGGTCACCTTTAGGCTCTGGGCTAAGAGGCCCGGAATCGGATATCGCTACGATCTGACCACGGGCTTTGCCGCCAGCACTGTTCCAAGTTACATAGTCATCAACGCGCAGCTCGGCTTTTGTCTCTTGCATCTCAAAGATATCCTGTAGGCTCTTTACGCTGTTACGATACTCGGCTGGTGTCGGTGTGATGCTTGCTTCGGCGATAGGCCAGCGTGTGATTTCAGCGGCACCGCCCATGCTCTTACGCTCTACCAGATGACCGGCGGCACCGGAGGAAAAGCCCATCTTACCTTGCTTGCAGAGCTTCGCAATCATGTTGCCGTATTCGTCGGCTAGATCTAACTGTGCCTCATACCAAAGCCCGGTATCGTCCATCTTGATGTAGCCTGTACCGATAGACTTCTTGCCTACCTGTGCATCCATACCGTGGTGGTAGTAGACGTTGAGCGGTACGCGCTTGCCTTCAGTCATCGGGAAACCGTAGTCGGTTGACTTGGTGAAATAATCACCCTCAAGGTCAGCGGTCTTGGTATCACCAAAGCGCACAAGGTAGCCTTTGACGTAACCAAGCCGGTCGCTCTTTATCCCGTCTACAAATGATGTCAGCAAGTCCATGGCTTCACTATCCCACATACCTACACAAGGCTCCGTAAGGGCAGTACACGGGTTGTAGGCCCCCAGTCTTGGTTATCCTGCACGGCTACGAAATCGGCAAGCGGTTTGCCATCTAGAAACATCTGATATCTTGCAGGCCCCATGATGGCTAACTTTTCAGACTCTGATAATCCAGCAAGAATCCGATCAGGCGTGGCTACCTCTGGCCGGGTATCCGGGATTGATGAATCACCGGTTATCTCTGCCCAGGAAAGCGTTTCCGGAATCATCACGCATCTACAGTTTGGATGGCTTGGCATGATGGTATCGGTGGCTTGCAAGGTGCCAGAGAGAGCCAAGCACGCAAGGCATACCCGCGCATCTTGCGTAGCTTGCCTTCGGTATCCGGTCACTGCCGGGTTCTGCGTGTATAGTTGCCGCTGAGCTTCCCGGCTTGCTCGGATCATCTCAGTACGCGCTATCGTCTCGGCTCGTTGCCTACCGATGTCAGCCGCCTTGCGTACCCGCCGTGCTACCGTTCGTGGGCCTTCACCAAGGCTGATGCCTTGTACCAAAGCCATCTGCATAGCGTCGGTGGTTACTTGAGGGATTGAGTCAAATAAGAGCGCCAGAGGGCTGCCATCACCAGCCATGCCGACAAACGCTTGGAGGGCCTCGTCAGGTAGGTTTGTCCATCCCATACCAAGGCTAACACCGGCTGGCTTTTTTCCCGCTGCCGTTTCAACGAGGCGTTCAGTTGCCTCGTTCGCAAGGATGGCCGATTCAAGTTGTCCATCAGCGGTTATCTGCGCCCCCTCAATGCTGAACTTCTTAAGGTTCTTCCCTAACTCCTCGATGTTGTCTATGATCCGCTGACGCATCCAGAGTATGGTCTCAGATGGCGGTTCACCGTTTGCTTCACGCTCGGCTATCCTACCTTCCAGCGCTTCCAGTTCATCGATGCTGGCCTTGGTTGCCGCTTTGTAGGCGCGTTGCATACGGCTGATGGCTACGCCTTCACGCTCCAGCAGGTCGTTACGATACTTCTGGGATGCGGCATAAATCCTGCCCGTGCCGTTGTCTACTCGCTTGAGCTGATCTCCAGCTCGTATCCGTAAAAAGGGTGGCTCTTATACACTACCCCCGGAGTGCATACGTGGTCACCGTCAAGGCTCTTGCCATCAGGCTGCATTGCGTCCCGCTTGGATGTTGACCAGCGGTACCCGGCATCGCCGCCCCATAAGTCCCAGGCTACACGCCCCGGACTTGGAAAGCCTTCTTCACCGGCGTTGAACCCTTCAGCCTGTTTGTCTACTTCATGCCGTGAAAAGAAAGAGTACATCCGGAGGATCGTGTCTTCGGATAGTTTCTCACCGTTTACGATTTGGTTTGCTCGCGCAAGCCCTACCCGCGTCCCGCCGTCAAAGCCTTCCGCCTTCCAGTCAAGCGCCCGTTGTGCCGCTGTCCGCATCGCTTCAGTTGGCCGGAACTTCACATCATAAGACCGAACTGCGGCACCATCAAAGCCGCCGGTGCTTTGTACCGGGATTGCCGTTGGGTGTAGTTGCCCTTCGTCTTCCGGCACGGCTTCCAGCCCGGCTATGCGCTTGGCTGAAGCCCGATCAATAATGCCCGCCTTATACAGTTTCTCGGCTCTTACCGCTTCTGCTTGCATATCATCTGCAAGCGCCCGCACGGTTTCGAGGTCATACATTACGTAATCACCCTGCTGTGTCTCCGGATATTCCGGCAGCAGGTCAGCGGTTATGGAATCCGCCAAGGTACGCAAGAGCGGCACCATGCCGTCTTCCCAAGCCGCTTGCTGGGCGCGCTCATAATTACTGTATGTAGACCGCTCTAAGCCGCTTCCAAGCCCTAAGACCATAGGGTTGATGCCCAGGGCTGAACAGATGCGCTCCTCCGGTACACGCCTCACAGAATCCAAAGCAAGCTCGGAAGGAGTAAGGCTAACCCTATCCATCTTGTACGCACCGGTCATAACCACGATACCGCCTGAACCGTCCCCGGTTAGGTCTTCATGCAGTTGCCGCTTGACCTGCCGGGCATCGTCCATCGACATATCAACGCTGGTCTCTTTGGCATCAGGGCCGACAATGAGGCTAGGCATAGCACCGTTAGCCAAGAGTCCGTATGCGGTAGTGGATGCGGTGTTGTCGGTTGCAATCTCCCGCAGTACAGCGGTAAGCGGCGCTCTACCTAGCCTGATGTCGCTTGGGTCTCTGCCGTACCGGATGTGAATCATGTCGGATACCGGGATGTCAAAAGAGCGCCCGTCCGTGGTGTAGACGTAGTGCGTTAGCGGGTTTACGCCATTACCAACCGGTCTAACCATATCCTGCGGGAGGAACTGTAAAGCCGTCACGGTGCCACGGGTGGAAGAGCGAATCTTTCTCAGGTAAGTGTTGCCAAACAATTTGAAATCTTGAATGACCCAGCCCCAGAAAAGGCTACCCATAATCATCGGATCAGGTTGAGCCATGAGTTGAATCACCGGGTGGTCTTCTACTGGTTCTGCCTGTTGAGAATCTACCGGTCGGTAGTACTTTGGTGTTGCCTGTGGGTAGTTACGCACATACCAATCAATGGCACTAGCAACGACACCATTCAGCCCTAAGTCACCGGCAACTCTAGCCCAGTCCTTGGTGCTTCCAGGGAGCGCCCGGCGTAGCAAGGTTTGCAGCTGACCAGAGCCGTACCCGGTTAGGTAGATGTCTCTGGACTGAGACAACGGCAGCGGTAGTGCTTGTGTCGGGTTGGCTGCGGCTTTACGGCCTAAGAAGCGGTCAAAGATACCCATGGCTTCAGTATCCCACAAAAAGAAAAAGCCCCCTTGCGGGGGCTATGGCGGTTCCTTTGTTTACAGTGCGTACTTTGCGAGTTGCTTTTCTCCAGCCTTGATAGCGCTTGCCATCGTTGCGTATGTCTTCATAAAGTAGACGTTTCCGCCGAATGCTCCACCGTTAGTGTAAACAACACGCGCCATCCACTCTCCGTGGTGTTCTGTAACTTGCATTGTGTAGTTTCCGATTGTCTTTGTCATTGTTCTATCTCCCTGCTTGATGTAGATAATATACACCGCGCGTGTATATCTTGCAAGGGTATAGGTAGATATATTTTTAGACGGCACCCCAAGAACGCTTAGAACCGCACACCTGCCAAGCATAGGCCAGAGCGTCCACTACGTCATCATGCCGACCAACCGGGAAGGATAGCAGCTCATCCTCAAAGTAAGCGGGCAACCCTTGGCAGTGCATAACCTGTGATTGCTCGTAGCGGGCTTCCAAAGGCGCAAAGCGGGTCACTTTGTCACGGTCTGGCCGTATCCCCCGTATCGGTAACTTAGTGCGCCTAAGGAGCTCCTGCACCACAGCGGCTTGATACTGCACTTGCTCGATGCCGATCATAGATGGATTCCACTTAGCCGCCATAGCCTCAATGAAGCGTAGCACGGAAGCAAAGTCCGCACGGGTACGGTTGATATCTCTAACGTAAATCGTGCCATCGTCACCACGTGATACAACAGCAACCCCGGTGTAGTCTGCTTCAGACTTTGTAGAGATGGCAAGGTCAACCCCGATGTAGGTAGGTAGGCCTTCAGGGCAATCGCCATAGCGTAGCCACTCCCGCTTGATTCTTGCTCCCGCAGCATCGACGAACTCTGCCAAATACTCCTGACGGAAAGCAATCGATGGCAGTGACTCCCCCGCCTTGCCTACCTCCTCAGCATCAATCCACGGGTTAGCGGTGGTAGGCATCTGCCATGACATCCAGTCGGAATCCGTAGCGGCTTGGTTGTAAAGGGTACGGAAGTAGTTGGAGCCTTTAGGTGTGGAAAGAAAGAACGCATCTCCCCGGTAATCGGTAAGCGTTGGGCGTATGGCTTCAGTCCAGGCTTGCTCCAAGTGTCTAGCCATGGCGGCCTCATCGATGATGACCCGCTTGTACTTACGACCACGGGCTACCGTGCTAGGGTCATCAAGCGTCCAATAGTCAATAGCTGCCCCGGTTATAAGCTCGATGCGCGGGGCTGGGCTTTGTACCGCCCTGCGGATAACCGGAGCATAGATGCGCTTATGATCGGCGTATGCCTCTTCTAGGAGCCTGTAGGTAGGTGCAAACCAAGCACAAGGTAGACCGTCAATAAGCACCGGGTCACTGAGCAAGTTACCGCCGAGTGTGGTTTTCCCGAACCTACGGCCACATGCCAAAACATTATATCGGCGGGCTTCCCGCAGAATGACCTGCTGGGCTTCATGCGGCCTTGGTAAAACTAATCGAATATCAGGCAAGGCTGGTACGCTTTCTCAGCTGCAAGGATACGGGCTTTCGCTATCTCGATATAGTCTGCATCCATCTCGCAACCGATGAACCGGAATCCTTCAAGCACTGCACCGCGCCCGGTGCTACCTGATCCGGTGAAGGGGTCAAGCACAATACCGCCGGTAGGTGTAACCATGCGGCACAAGTAGCGCATCAGGTCAGTAGGCTTTACGGTTGGGTGGAAGTTCCGTGCTTGGCTGTCGTTGCGTTGGTATGCGTTTTCAATCGCCTTGTCTCTACCGTCATGGCTGTACTGCTTTGCATCCATCATCTCGCACCCATCGTCCCGGTCATCCTTACAGGCTTTAGGCGTGTAGAAGAACCGTGCCGCTTCGCCCATGCCTTGCAGAATCTCCGCGCTTCCATCGTGCATCACGTTAGCAGGCCATCGGCCTATTGTTGATGCATCTTCATATCCGCTGATTTCACCATCTTGCAGTTTATGAAAACCTCGCCATTCTTTCGGTCTATGTTGAATTATTTCCTCTTCACCAATCCGGCAACCGTCTATGTTGATGGCACCTGTACCCCACTCCTGCACGTTCTGCGCTACCGTGGCTTTGAAGGGCTTACGTGCCATCGTGATAGGCTCCATGGCTGGCTTGAGTGCTGTACCCCAGCCCTGATGTTCACCGTCTAAGTTGTGAGACTTTGGGAACCCGGAACCGTACATCCACGCTAACATATCCCGAATCTCAAACCCGGCATCTTCAATGCGTACCGCCATGCGGTGTTGAGTCCTAGTACCAGCAAAGGCCAGCAGGTAACCGCCGGGCTTTAGCACACGCAAG